GTTTTTGACTAGCGCGCCCTCACCAACCTCTCGGTTGGATCTAGCCTAGCCGTTTACATTTATCCTCCTTCTCTTAAAGATCTAGTTTGCCCCAGTAGCTCGTATGCCTTCTGGAATGGAGGTCGCCAAACCTACAAACATGACACAAAATCTTTAAGCCATTCAGTGGTAAATGTTAAACTTGTTCATAAACTCAGGGAAATGAAGTGGAAAGACCTTCAAGTAGAATGCGTGATTCCCGCCTAGGTGTCGTAATAGCAGTACTAGCGGTAGCACCAGTTATGATAATTACAAAAACTCCTTGACAATCTCTCTCAACAGTGTTTGTGTCCGCAATGGCACTAGTATTGTTGACGTCGAATCTCTTTCTTCGTGCAGCTTGTTTCATTGGATATGAGAACTCGTGCCACACCGGGTGCGACACAGAGTTGGCTTGTCCTAAACATAATGTCTTCAATTCATTGTGTGTACGTGCGGCGTCAAGTGCATAATAGCATGACTCAGCATTGTTTAGAAAACAAATTGTAACATTTCCTGGGGTGTTAAGCCCAACAGAAGGAATATACTTAATAGAACAAGCTTGAAACAAAAAGGAATTATATAATCTCGCAACTGATTGCAGCGGTGAAAGAGTCGTCTCAAGGCCATCGAAACTACCACCGATAAGCGGTATAACGAGTTGCCCAGTACCATCGTTCGCCGACGTAATGCTTTTAGTGACTTCCATGCCATGTAATATGGTGCTATCGCCAATATTGCCTTTTACTCTAATCCTTGGGGGGTTTCTTACCCTCTGCCTGACATATTTTTCCATTTCATCACTCTGATTTTTCCCTTTACGTACCATGTTTAATTATATATGAATGATTTTCGATAAATTGGCGTTTATCACCGCCCCAGATGCTGTTTATAAAATAGTTTTCTAATTCCAGTTGCGCATCCGGATGTATGCCTGTCTGTTTCCAGAAACTAAACCTTCCGTGATCATCTGGTGTCGTGTATGGTATGTGCATGCTCTTGCTCAATGTGCGATAACAATTAAACTTGGCATTTTTGTCATGATAATTTCCCTCAATTCCAAATCGGGCTAACATTCTATAAAATTCACCCAATACCGGAACATCACCGGAAAACGTACTCCCACAACCAGCAACGTCAAACAACCACGATCTAAACATGTCGACATCGTGTCCTAAGTTAACGGATGTCACGTCTTTCAACAAACATGTTTTTACATTCCTGACCATCCGCCAAATTCCGTTGCATAACAACGGCCGGCATTGACAGAATTCTATGTGTTCCACCTCATAAACAGGTGGTTCACATACTATCTTAAACCCAAAATCAACAAAATAACTTTGGAGGTCAGACAAATGATTAAGGTTCTTCTTTTCTAAAATCATAAGACAGTCATCACCATTATTCACAAATGCTATTCGAAACTTTTTCTTGTCGATGTAGCTCTTGGCCATCAGACACATCAAGATCTTATTGCCCAAAGAGGTATTCATGTCGCCGCTCATCCTTGATCCTTTCTTTATGTATTTGAATTTGCCTGTGTTGCAACTAGCAAATCCAACATTATTCAATTGCATTGACAGTAGGTTGCGAAGTTCTTTGGACTGAAATAACATATTATATATTCCATGTTCAAATTTCAACGCATCTACACCAACATGCTGATCGAATCGCGATGCATCCAAC